AGTTTGCATTTCCACCAGGGGCAAACTCTTGACAGTAAATGAACCCACCACTTGTCATTTTACTTACTACTGGTACAATGGACACCCCTCCATTGACCATTCTACATTGTAAAACTTGTGCAGTCATATCTGACGCACCAGCATACGCCGATAAGTTGGGGTAAGTAGCAACGTCTGCTACTATTCCAGTTGATTGGGCAAACCCATAATTTAGTCCGGGTGCTATAACCAGTGAACAAATTTGGGTTCCTAAGTTTAACGTTAGATGAATTTGACCTTTCACCTGGAATGGTACAGAGTTGAGGGCTGACCCATCTGGCCATTTGGATCCTTGCGCGTGCACGCAAAAAAGGATCAGTAATTGAGCAAATGTGCTTAACCAATTGGCTGTGCATCGGACCACTACCACTACTGTTCCTTTGTTTCTTCCTATTCTGTTTCTTTCCAGAACCCTTACCCTGATTGTTTGCTGCCTTATTCTTTTTCGCCATGATTCTATGAAGTTGCTTAATCTTCTACAAAATCGTATTTTTCTGTCTTTATTATATTTTATTCTCTTAGTATTATCTCTTTGGGGACTTCCTATTATATTCGTTATATTTGCATTGTGCTCTTGGTTTCATCCCTGTGCCGGCTGCATTATGGCATTGGGTACACATGTTTTGGCAGTATCTCTTGCACCACCACCTCAGATGTGTATATTGGACACGATAACTTGCGAAACCGTGCCTCATGGTATTCCTGCTCATCAGGACTAACCCCAAATGCCAAATAGAAACTGTAACGCGCACATTGTGACACGTCACGATAGCTAACCTCCATGCGGTCTGCTAACATTTCCATCCCAGTTACTGTGCTGATGTCCCTATTGAACCCTTTTGCACCATGTCCCCATCGACTGAACATGGCGTAAAATTCTTGGTAAATTGGAACACCAACGCATAATGCCTGGCCACAATTGCCTAGGTCATGGAACCAATTCAACATTGATTTCTCATTATTGATTGGTAACAAACTTACTATGTCTTTGCTGCATGCGGTTGGGTATGATCTGCACATTACGTACATCTCACCGTTCCACACTGGCTTTGTCTGACAAAATTCAATTTGTTCAAATGTGCTCACCATGCCTTCAACTTTCATAGTAAACCCTTTCGATTTGAACCATGGACGTATGCCAATAGTGAATATGTCTTCGTGTCTACTATCCATAAACACTAAACAATCATCTCCATTGTTGTACAAATCCATGTCAATGTCATACTCACAGCAAAAAGCATACATCAAGGCGCACACAATGATACAGTTACCCATACCTGTGTTAATATCACCTGACATCCGTGCGCCATCCACGCTCAGTGTCACGATAGCATCCTTGACGACAAATTTAAGCTTGTTTTTCAGTTGCCACTTCAAAAGCGTCTTCAATTCCTTTAAAGCTGCCCCAACGAAGCATGAAGTGTAAAACCCATGCTCAAACGTCAGTGCATCAACAGATACATGTTGGTCAAACCTTTCTATGTCCAACATTGCAACCCTACAATCCTTGAACTTCAAAAATTTCGCTCGTATATCTGCTGCTTGCTCAACTGCATTCCTTCCCTTGGCAATCACTCTTCCGTCACGTCCCCCTATTACATGTCCCATAGCCGCGTAAATCCTATGTTCAATTGGCTTCAAATATGTCGCCAACGACAGTATGAACCTAGGATCACGTGGAGATATTATTCTCATGCATGGATCGACTTTGCCCTTATCAACGACATGTTTGGTTGATAAATCGACCGTTGCATCTGTACACACGAGTTTCTCTGCTTTTCCGAATGCCTTTACATTAGCATCTTCCCTCCTTATCGGACGGACATTGAGACTATCGGCGGCTTTGTCATACGTAGTAAACTTCCGACCAGAATAGAGTGCTGCAGTAGCCTTGTATCCTAGTCTTTGAAAATTTCCCATACGCCTAGTAACCAAACGTCTAAATCGTAATAAGCTGTCCTCTTTATAAGCCCCTTCAACAGGCCCTCGTGGGTAAACCCATCCTTCGTCACTCTTGACGAATACAATGCGCTCAGCTATGGCTCTGAGCACATTGTTGCATGTTGGATTTGGTACTATTATTGCTGTCTGTCTCTCCAACACTCCTTGTAAAACAGAAAACAATCGTCGTCTAGGGACGCCTGGCAAGTCACGGATAGATAGGTCGACGTTACCCTTAGCCACCTCCATCAATAATGGGGCTGCCGAAGGCTGATGATCTCTACCTTGTGACTTTACCAAGCGCACCTAAACGCCGCGCAACCTTTCAAGTTCTTCTAGTCGCCGAGCATAGTTGTGCTCGGCTCCTAGACGATACGCCCACGCAATCCAACCTGGCGTTGGATTAAGAACTTGTTGGGCGGCTAACTCTTTCTCGGTTGGAGTCAGAGCTAAGGTTTCGATGAGCGAATACCACGAAGCCATATGCGAGATACGCAAAGTGGGAAACAAGAATCTATTCTTATTCAACCACCTCCTAATCATCTGTCTATTCGCCTCAGTATTCTTAGGTATACCAAATTCCACTCGAAGATTTTGCACAATAACCCTGGTTAGCTGTTTGCGTAACCTCTCAGGATGCTGATGTGCATTATCTTTCACTACTATACTTTGATCATCACTCTCTAGTAGGGGGACCTCGATAACCCTTTCCTCATTTTCCACCTCATCCACACAACCCTCGAGAATTGCTGCTACTTCTCTTTGGGCCGCCGCAGTAGAGCGCTGCTGGGACAACGCCTGTGGGATCTCGGTTTTGTTAACAACCAATGATACCGCGGTAAGTATGCCGTGTGCTGCAACCAACATAGGCAGAGCCACTAACGTAGATGCTACCTTTGTCATGTCTACAACTTCATCCACGACTACTCTTTGAGCTGGTATTGTCACTGATCCGTCTGACCTGTGCACAATATTTAGCAAGGGTTCCTCCTCTTGCTGGGGCTCCAACTCCAAAGCCCCCTGATGGCCCACCCCTTCACCTTGAGTGAGCCAACGGGTAGTATGTATAGCAAGGTATTTAATTAAGTCCATTTGAATGCTGGTGAGAATGCTTTTATACCGAACGATTTGCCTTATGCCTTG